CCTCGAAGACTACGCCAGCGAAGTCACTCATCCGTTAGCCGCCAGCGCTGGATGCGCCGAGTTGTCGACCGGCGGCGCCACACGCTTCGCAGCTCCGAAGATCGCATCGGCGATCACCTGACCAAAGTCCGCGAGGTCGCCGGTGCCATTGAGACTCACCGGCGCATTGAAGTTCAGCACGACGCCGGCCCCTTGATCTTGGCCGCCGGGGATGAAGGCCGATTTGAACGTTTGCGCTCCGTTGCCCTGATCCGGGACGAACGCTGGGTTATTGACATTCAAACCGCCAGGGAGATTGATGGTTGGCAGCTTCGAGAAATTGTTGATTGCATTCGCCAGAGCATTGATAGCGTCGGCAGCAGAATTGAAGAAGCCGGTGACACCTGAGAGTTGCTGCCCGATTGTTTCCACAGCCGTCCCGACAGCCGCAGCCGCCGGAGCCGCGGGTCCGGCAACGTCAGCAAACGCCTTGATGTCGTTACCCAAGGCAGTGAACACGTTCGCGGCTACCGCAGTCTGGATGTTCAACAACGCGGTACTGAGGTTGCCGAGTGCCACAAAGAAGTTGCCGAGCGATTGGAACAACGGCTCGAGCGAGGATACCTGCGTCCCGAACGACGAGAGTTCGCCGCCGAGATTCTGGAGAAAGGTATGGATCTGATCTGAGTTCTGAACCGACGTGTTCAGATTGGCGAGCGTATTGCCGATGCTCCCGAAGAAGTCGATGGCCGCCGGGACCGCTATGACGGTGAGCGCCTGCTTTAGTTCTCCGAGCCGAGGAAGTAAGGGATCCTGGATGAAGCCGACGAGCGTATTGAACGCAGCGGTCAGCGGACCATCCATGAACGCTTGAGCGTTCTGTAGACCCTGGAGGAAGCCCTCCCGCAGCGTACTGGCAATCTCGCCCGCCTTGTCGGCGAGTTGAGGGAATATCGACTGAGCAAGATTAGCGATCTTCGGAGCATTCTCGTTCAGGAACCCGCCGACCGCGGCGAACGCTGCCCCTAGCGTGCCGCCTAGTGCTGATGCTACCTCGCGCGCGGTGCCGACCAATCCTCCGAGTTGAGCGCTAAAGGTTCCGACCAACCCCTGAAGAATGTCGAGCGCGCCACCGAAGTTACCCGAGAAGGCTTCCGACAGCGCTGAACTCAGGATTATCAGAACTGGCTGGATCGTCGACACGACACGATCAATCGTCAGGCTGATCGCGTCGAAGGTACTGCGCACCTCGGGAGAGATCTTCTTGATATCCTCGATGAAGGCGCCGATCGCATCGCCGACGTTGCCAGAAAACGCAGCCTGGATGATGTCACCGATATTCGAGAAGTTGTCGGCCTTCCCCTGAATGTCCTCGAAGTTCTTATCCCAAGCGTTCCTGAGGATCAGCACACCAGCAGCGACCAGCGCGAAGACTGGGAGAAACGCAGCCAGAACACCACCAACCGCAGCGAGCGCTGGGCCGAGTGCCGCAATCGACGGGGCGAACAGGATGAACGCGCCGATCGCGGCCAGCACGGCAGCGCTGATCAACGCGAACATAACGATGCCCTCGCGAACAGTCGGGTTCAGGTTAGAGAATGCGTTGACCGCGGACTTAACGGTGTCTGCGAGGAACCGCAACGGCGCAAGAAACGAACCGCCGATCAGAATACTCGCCGCTTCCAATGAGCCCGAGAGGTCCGTCAGCGAACCGCGTAAGGTGTTGAGCCGTTCCTGAGCCGTACCCGCAGCCGTGATGCCTGCCATAGCCGCGATGAGTTTGTTGAAGCCTGCCGCGCCTTGCCCTGCGAGGATTGACGCCGAGTTGATCGCATCGCGAGTGAAGAGCGTGTTGAGGGCGGCCGTGCGCTGTTCGGCGCTCATGCCCCGGAGTGCGTTCTGCAAGATCTGAGAGATTGCCGCGAAGTCTTTGATCTTGCCAGTCGCGTCGAAGAACTGGTTCTTGCCATCGGCAGTGACCAGTCCAAGTTTCTTCATCTCCTCGCGAGCTGGCTTGGTCGTCGGCGTTAACTCAAGCAACATCTGCCGTAAGCCGGTGCCTGCCGTCGCGCCTGTCTCGCCAGCGTTGGTCAGCAGGCCGATTGCCTCAGACGTGCTATTGATATCCAAACCAAGCGAGTGAGCTGTCGGCCCAACAATCTGAAGGCCAAACCTCAGATCGGACATGCTTGCTGCCGTGGCATTGACCACGCCAGTCAGAACATCGGCCGTCTTCGTCATGTCGCTAGCCTGAACGCCGAACGCATTCATCGCCTGAGCCGCAATGGCCGCAGCGTCAGCGACTTGAATACCTGTTGCTCCAGCCAGGTTGACCGCAGCATCGGCGGCACCGTTGATCACGTCGGCAGCAGGGATGCCCGCCTTGATCAGTTCTTCGATACCGCTGGCTGCCTGCGTTGCCGAGAATACGGTGTCGCGACCGAGCCGCACAGCTAGATCGGAGATCGCGGCGCCGAATGTCTGGGCTTCGACTGGCGACATGACAGCACGAATGTTCGCCATGCTCTGTTCGAAGTCGGCCGCAGTGTTTACCGCTGAGGCGACTACGCCGAACACCCCAGCCGCGGCGCCCTCGAACAGCAATGCAGCCGGCGCGGCCTGCTTGAAGGCATTCGAGGTCGTGCCGAGTTGGTTATTAAGTCCGTTGAGCCCAGTGACGGCGCCGGTAACGTCAGCACTGACCGAGACGAAGAGTTCAGCAATTGGCGTCGCCATTGGAACTCAACCTCCCTTCAACCTGCTGTTACCTAACCGTTGTAAAGTGGCCGGCGTGAACCGCTGGCTGGTCGTCCTGGGCATCATCGTGTTCGTCGTTGTTGCGCTATCCATCATTGACCGAGAGTTCGCCCCGTCCCTTGGCCGGCTGGGGCTTGCCGTCGTCAACCTCTTGGTGGCACTCGGGGTTCTCGTTCGATGGCTCATTCCCTAGAAGCGCCTGAGCCCCTGAGCCATGCGCTGCGCGCGCGCCTTCGCCTCAGCATCTTTCTGGGCCGTCTCGCGTTCGCGGTACTCGAGTTCGTAGAGTGCCATCCAGTAGGCAAACTCAGAGGCCGACATCCGTTGCAAGAGTTCCGCCCGTGTCATCTTGAGCTCGCGCGCCAGATGAAACTCGAACCTGATCGTCGGGTTGTTCCGAAGCACTTTTGATGGCTTCGGTCGTCGCCGCCTCCGACAACCCTGACGCATCCATGATCGCGCGCAGAATCACGCTAATCGCGACCGCTGACTTTTCCTGCAACTGCTCGTAGTCATCGACCGTGAACTTCGGTTCGATGATGCCCTCGGCGAAGAGCAGCGCTTCGAGCCTGTCGTTATCAACCGACTCTTTGCCGGTGTGCCGATCCTTGACCGTTGCGCGCTTCGACATATCCGTAGCCTGACGCTTGCTGAATGTACGGATGCGAACGGCGCCGCCCCACTGCGGGACATCGACGGTGCGCTCTTCGATATCCTTGGCAGCGAAGATCTCGTCTGCGCTCAGGATGTGCGGTGGATCGGTTGAGAATGCCATGCGCCCTCCTCGGGGAGATGGTGTGTATGGAGACTAGTTACGCGTGGGTGATAGTTCCGATGACGGCAATCTCTGACTTCCACTTCGCCGTGTCGTCGCCTGGCGCATCGACCCTGTAGGAGGCGATGTAGCCGGTCCCGCTGAACGTGGTGCCGGATGCGCCCGCAGGTTTATAGACGAAGGCCTGGGCCGCCGGCGTTGTCGCCAGCATGAGCGGCGCCAGGACGTTGTCGAGCGCGGGATCGTATCCACCTTCAAGGCTCACGGTGCCTGCGTAGGGACCGACGACCTTGGAGACGGCCGCTCCACCGATGGGCTTGATGTCCTTGATATCGCGCGTCACATCCAGTGACACCGAAGTGGTGTACTGGCTGATATCGCTACCGCCGACGGTAACCGTTGCAATGTTGCCACTATTGAAAGCCACAGCTACTCAATCCTTCCTTCTGGTGAGGATCGAGCGAGCGGCGTAGCCGGCGGCTCGGGGGCTTGGATCGGAACACCAAGCGTTGCTCTGCTATGAATGGGCAGCCCGTATCGATATTCCACTGCCCGAGAAATCTTCAATAACCCACGCTTGATCTCTAGCCAGAAATCGCGCGGGTACGGCGACTGATCATCGACAGCAGAGGTCAACGTCAGGATGCCGCGTCGCACCTCGATCCAGAAGTCTCGCTCTTTATCTCGTGGACTCATTGACTGGCCGGCTGGAACCCGATGCGGTAGTACCCGCCGAGGTACACGGTCGGAACACCGAACTGGGAGTCCTTGCGCTGGTGCGGTTGCTCGCGATAGCAACTCGTGATACGCGTATCGTCAAGGATGGTCCCGAATGTAGGGATGGCCGTGGTCAGGATCTCGTCGATCCGATCCGCCACCGGGATCACGCTGTTATAGGACGAGCCCTCATCGACAGCACGCACGAGATAGAGAACGCTTGAGAGCCGGCCGCGAAGAGCGAGCAGGCGATCTGATCCTCCCAGAAACGCAAAGATGAGCATCGGGACCGGCGCGTTCTGAGGTGCCTCGTCGGAGTAGATCCGACCAGCAACCTGCCCTTGAATTTGGAGATCGTTGGAGAGCACGCCGTAGAGCCAGCGATCGACGCGCGCGAGGTCGCCACTCACCCGAAAATATTCACCATGAGCCCGAGGAACTGGTTCCGGGTCTGTTCTGCGGCAGGACGCATGAACGGCTGCGGCGCCATGTACCGCGTCCCGTCCTCGAGGAAAATGCTGTACGGCGCGGCTGGTGCGATGACTGCGACTGGGTGTTGTGGCCCGGACTTGTCGTCGATGTCCTGGGGTCGGATCTCACCGACGACTTCACGGATCAATGGGTTCCGGTCGATGGCTTCCGTCTCGGACTGCGGATACGTCGTGTTTTCGCCAGGACCGCTCACATAAACCGACGCGGCTAGCGCGCCGGTCCGCTTGGGCGCGACGAGCTGCGCGTAGTTCTGACAGAACTTGCCAGCCGATGCGACGTTGTCGGTCGCCTTCGACTGAACACTCGACACGAGCGCAGGTATCTGCGATACGAGCGTGACCTTGACTGTCATGCGAGCGTCAGGCGGTCCCGAGCGAGATGACCCTGCATGTCACGTTCGTGCCGGTCGACCATGCAATGTCAACGTTGGCGCTTCCATCGTTGAACAGCGTCTTATCGAACGGTCCGATGATCTTGGACGCGTTGTTCGCCACATTCACGGCCAGATCAGCGACCGCATAGTTGACCGCGCCCACGGCATACACCCCGTTAGTCGTGATCGTTACGGTTAGTACACCACCGCTAACGTTCGTAACGATGAGCGCTTCACGCCCCGTGTTCGTGAACGTGTTTCCATTGCTATTATCGACTGCGGCTTGAGCCGGTAGAACCGTGCCTGCCGCAGCCGTGGTTGTGACTGTTAGTGCGGTTGCGGTCATGGGCGGATGTTCCTCTCTATCTCAGGCAGTGCCAAGGGAGATCACGTTGCACGTGACGTTGGTGCCGGTCGACCAGGCAACATCGACGTTCGCACTGCCATCGTTGAAGAGCGTCTTATCGAAGGGCCCGATGATCTTGGACGTGTTATTGGCGAGCGTCACGACAAGATCAGCCACGGAGTAGTTCACGGCGCCGACGGCATACACGCCATTCGTGGTGAGAGTCACGGTGAGCGATACGCCGCTCAGGTTGGTGACGATGAGTGCTTCACGGCCAGTGTTGGTAAAGGTGTTGCCGTTACCGTTGTCGACCGCAGCCTGAGCCGGCAGAACTGTGCCAGCCGCGGCCGTAGTCGTGATGCTCAATGCCGTTGCGCTCATTGG